GGACAACGCTGCTGTGCTTTGTTGCAATGAGCACATTATAGTTAGCAGTAAAAGTGCTGATTAGTGGGTAAAAAATGCTAGAATTAATACCAAATTGTTCTAAATAATGGTGCGGCTGCGAGGGAGAGATTATGGCGAAACGGGAAAGCTATAACGATTTATACCTGTTCATGCAGGTGGTGCGGGAAGGGAGTTTTACCGCCGCGGCACAACGCCTTGGCCTGGCACAGTCAGGGATCAGCCGTTCTGTGCGCGAACTTGAAGAACGACTGGGCGTTCAACTTCTGGTACGCACCACCCGCAAATTATCGCTCACCCATGCAGGTGAACAACTGTATGGAACCCTTGAGTCAGGATTCGACGCTTTAGATATGGGGCTAGCCACGCTTGCCCATTATCGTCAGTCCCCATCAGGTACGGTACGCATCAATGCCAGTCAGCACGCTATTGATAAAGTACTCCTGCCGAAGCTTGCAGTGTTTAAGCAGCGCTACCCTGACATCCGATTGGAACTCATCAGCGAAAGCCGGTTTGTCGATATTATTGCGGAGAGATTCGATGCAGGTGTGCGTTTAGGTCCGGAAGTTGGCAGTGGCATGATTGCTGTTCGCATCACTCCTGATATGGAGATGGCTGTTGTCGGTACACCAGAGCACTTTCGTCGCTACGGTTTTCCACAAACCCCCGCAGATTTAGTGTCTCATCCTTGTATCGCTTATCAATTCGGTGACGGTAGCCTATATGCATGGGAACTACATCAAGATGATAAAAAAATCACCCATCGGCCGCAGGGGCAGTGGGTTTTTGCTGACAGCTATATGGAAGCAAAAGCTGCCAGTTTAGGACTGGGACTGGCTTATGTTCCGGAAGAGTTAGTTTCCGATGATTTAGAACGAGGTAATCTAATTAGGGTTCTGCAACGTTACAGTTTACGTCTTGAAGGTTCATTCATCTATTATCCTCATCGCAATGTGTCACCCGCTCTGCGAGCAGTTATTGATGCATTGAGAGTTTAAGGAATAACGGCGATGCATCACATAAGACTTAGCAGGACCGTTAAACAGTTTCCGCTTCTGGCATGAAGCGGACGAGCTAACAGAGTTAAAGGCCCTATGAGCGAGGAACAGATGTTGGCAGTTCTTCTAACAACTGTAACTGCATGACTAACATTGAGGAAACATGATTAATGTCGAGGAGGTCATCGTGTGCTTACCTTGATTAAGCGCATCCAAACCTATAAGGCATTGGAGGCTCATCTGGGTGAATTATCAAGGTTAGTTTTATTAATGATTTGTTGGGAGAACTTACAATTTAAAGGAGGGAGTAATCTTAAAAGCCCTAACCATTGCAGTCAGGGCTTTTAAGGTACTTCAGACTTCAGATTTAACATTAATGGACTTAATAAAATGATACTGCTATTTATACTGCTTTTAAATGTACCCGTTTACTACAGATAATATTGGGCATTAATACTAAAAATCCTCCCTCTATTTATCTCGTTATACACATGCCTACGCTTTCGGAACCTAAGCGTGGCAACTTAAACAAGCACATCCCCTCGCGATATATACTCTTTGATGCGTTGCCCATTGCCAATACGGTTACTATCAAAAAACGAAACCGCCAGCATTAACAAAAAAACAAGGCCTTACATCATCGCGCTAACACTACCATTTTGCGAGCCAGCACAAACACTACGAGGCCTGAAAGCGAACTACATCCCAAACAACAAACTTCGTGGCCTGTAAAGCAAAATGGTTTTTTCATTACCTCTTTTCGACAACTGACTAACCAATTTCATTGTGCTGCTAAGTACTAATTTACTCATTTGAGATTTGAGGTCAATACTGTTTTTTAAAACATGTTTTTATTACCAGAGATAGTGACAGTGCTGCGTCCTGCTACTTATTGTACTGGCCTACTGGCAACCTCCAAATTTGGCTCGAAGCGGACCGCCGGAAGCACTGCAGGGTCTGCTATGAGCAAAAAGCAGAAATTATCGTATTCACATAAATGTTCTATTACCTTTAGCATTAAGTTTTATACTAAGGACAATCATTTTAGATAAGTCTGCTTTGACTTTATGAGGAAAATCTTTACGCCCTATCTCTGAAAAACCCCATTTATAATAGGCATTCCTCGCTGCTGTTGCTGATTCCATTACATCAAGCCACATATGCGTTAGTTTGAGTTCAATCGCATGTTCTTGTGCTGTATTCAGTAATTGCATTCCAATTCCCATTTTTTGACTACCAGGAAGTAGATAAATTCTCGGAATTTCTGCACCGCTAGCATCATGCGTAATTGGGTTCTTCGAGTTGACTATCATTGTTAGAAAACCAACTATTTCACCTGCGATTTCGGCAACCCACACCCTTGTGTCAGGTCGCTGTAATAGTGCTAAAAATGCTGATTTACTGAACGTATTAAGTTGATGAGCTAGAGCAACGCAGTCATTCCAGAGGTAATGGTATGTCGCTGCATAAGCTGCTGGTCCAACTACACCTAACGTCTCAGCATCGCACCCAGATGCTCTCCTAATTGTCACTAATTTGCTCATTCTATACTTCTCAACTTCAATTTGTTTTCCGGGTAACCTACAACATGCGATCACCATTTTTTGTATTAAAATATAGTACTAAATAAGTTTCGATATACAAACAGCACCAAACTAACGAAATCTGTATGTCATATCGAGCGCTGCAAAACTCGCGTGAAACAGGCCTGATTTTTCCAGATGCAGTGACCTACTCTCGATTGATAAGTAAACTAAAAAATTAGAAATGTCCGCTCTTAGCACAATGCTGCCTTACCCTACAGTGTGTCAGCTCAAATCTGGAGTTGCATGGTTAAATAGCGAGTTTTGAGTTCAATGTTTGTACTTGTTCATTGTTCATTTCTTCAATCCACGTACCATAAACCTCAAAAACCATTTTCGAGTTTTCATGCCCCATCTGGCTTGCGATAAATGCCGGATTGGCACCAGCAGATAGCAGCCAGCATGCGTATGTGTGCCTTGTGTGATACGGCGTTCGCCGGCGAACCTTAGATCGCTTGATGGCTGTATCCCATAACGTTGCGATAGTCGATGAGCAGTAATGTGGTTTTTTCTCGTTGTTTACTTCTCGCGGTTGAAAAACAAAACGGACGTGCTGCTGCTCAGTTTTCCTATATTCGCGATAGTGAAACGTAATCTCTGTTCGTGGCTGTAATTCAGTAAGTGCTCTCTGTGCTCTAAGCGCCTCAAGGGCAGGGGCTAATAATGTTATTATTCGGTTTCCGGCATGCGTTTTGGGTGGGCCAAAAATCCCAAGCTTATTTAAATTTCTCGAAACATGAATAATCCCAGTATCGAGATCTATATCTTCCCATGCCAATGCGCTGAGTTCGCCATGGCGCATCCCTGAATAGAAAGCAAGTTGGAATAGGTTTTTTGTCTGGCCACGCATGGCGGCGAGCAGTGCTGAGTACTCGTTCTTCAATAAAGGGTCTGGTTTTGCCTTTGTTGATTTGAGTTTTGTTATTTCTTCGAAAGGCTTGCTTGTGATAAATCCTGAACGATGAGCGAATTTCAGTACGCGGCAGAGTAGGGATACGTATGTTTCAACGGTACGGACACTACGGCCAATCTTATTTGGTCGATGGCTATAGAACGTGCAGCCGTGCAACAGCTCATGCCGGTATGCCAGAATGTTGTTGTGGGTGATCGATTCAATCATGGTGTGTTCGCCGATGACTCGATTTAAAACAGAAATCTGAGATTTCATACTAACAAGAGTACCAGGGCTGACTTCAACGGATTTGGTTTTTAGCCACTGCTCAGTGAGTTCGGTAAAGCTTGAAACACATTTAGCTGCATCATATTTCGATGCGTTTTTTGATGTAGGAAAGCGATTGTGATAACTGAATTCACCCAGATTTATTTCACTGGCAATCATAGACCGGAGGTTTCCGGCCTTTTTGATGTTTGTAGACGTATTCGCCCAGCCTTTAAGAATTTCACGGCAACGCTTACCTCGGTAGATAAACCAGATGCAGATGCTATTGCCTCTGATCTCTACACCTGTGGGTAATGTTGCCATTTATGCCTCTCTAATAATTTGGTTTATCATTGGGTAGTTGTACCAAATGATCCCGCGCTTTGTTTTATTACCACTGGGCGATACACGCTTAAAGTGAATCCCTTCAATCCAGCATCCTTGCCGGTACTGTTCAATCTGACGGTCTCCTAGGCCCGTTTTAGCTCTGAGCCCATCCTCAACCATCCATTCCTCGATAAAGACAACCTGCGCCATAGGCACCCCGCGAACTATATCGAATCACTTATCTGTAAATTGATTTTCAAGAATCAGATCCAACGATCATGATTTCACTTCAACACACCGAGCGTTATTAATGCTGGGTATTGTTTCGGTCCATGTTTTGAGTGTTTCTGTTTGAGCAATATCGATAGCTTTTAAGGCCGCTTGGCATTGAGCCATATCCTGCATTGGTTCTATCTGCATGCTCATGCTTTGGCTGCTAACGACAACGATTAGAAATATGTACGCCATCTATTTCTGCTCCTGTGCTGTAGGTTTTACCCAAAGGCATTCAGTGCGAACTTTTGTTCCTCTTCCGGCGCTGATTCTTGATCCCTTGGTTTTCTTATCCCATCCAGTAAGCATGTCGTTATATAGTTCGCTGTCATATCCACTTATCATCACCATTCCTAGCATCGTTCTGGCCACAGCTAATAGTTGCTCATGATCTTCGATTGTCATTTCATGGTTGTAATAGCGGTTTCCCTCCACACGGGTTTCCGGCAAATACGGCGGATCAATGTAATGCAACGTTTTTTCAGCGTCGTGAGCTCGCATAACCGCCAGTGCGTCTCTGTTTTCGATAATGACACCCTGCAGACGCTGGCAAATTGCAGATAAGTTAGATGGATAACGCTCCCACAGATGAGCGGCCGTAGAATATTTACGCTTACTGTCACTGCGAAAACCTGAATTCCCACCGATTCCAGCAGCTGACCCAAAGCCCATGCTAGCGCGTACAACCATGCGGCGAGCCCGCTCAACAGGATCGGAAACAATCTCTTTCGCAGCGCAAAACTCATCTCTTGAATACGGAGTTAAGGCGCAAGCATCCTGTAGGCGTTGATTCAGTTCTGGTTCGCGTAATACGCGGAACAAGTTAACAACTTCGCCGTCGAGGTCGTTGTAAACCTCCGCATAGCTACGTGGTTTTTGCAGTAGTACGCCTGCGGCTCCGCCAAATGGTTCGACGTAACAAACGTGCTCGGGCATTTGCTCAATAATCCATGGCGCAAGTCTGAATTTGGCTCCGTGATAGCGAATCGCAGGATGTTTAATCATAATTACCCCCAACTGCTAACAAAATTCTTTCACCAATCCAGCGCATAACTGGCACAGCCATGCTATTGCCGATCGCTTTATAGCGCGGGCCATCTGGGCAATCAGTTGTCGATTTATTTTTCCAAGGAATTTGAGTGTGCGTATCTGCCATACCCTGCAAACGCTCACACTCAATAGGCATAAGGCGGCGAACTTGCATATCATGCATAACGCCATGCTGATCTGATTTAGTCAGCGTATAGCCTGTTTCAATGCTGTATCCCGTACCATTCCCGCCGTTTCCCGGCGCACGTCCAATTGTGTTACCAGCTATAACTATGGCTGGTGTCCCTTGTCCGGGCTTGCCGCCGCCAGTAGATAAAGCCCCGGTGATTTGCCCATCACCGTTTTCTAGTCGAACTTCTGCGCGGCTATTCTCGGCGAAGGCCATGGCGCTACTAATTACGTAGGTATCCAAATCTTCCGCCATGCTGTCATTAGATTTACCCAACAATGAGCGGCTAACATTCGAATAGACAATAGCTGGTGGCGCACCAGCATTTTGATTGCTGTTAGCGCTGTTGCTAGCGCGGAGGGTGGGCGATATATCTATCGATGCATCAGCGCCGCAATCTTTAGATGAAAAGGCCAAAACGTGGGCCTTATCCCCGCCGCCAGTGCTGGCACGTAATGCGCTCGCTATATCGCCGCCTAGTTCTGCAGTAGCACCACCATCACGCCCACGCAATGCAACTGAATAGGCAATGGCGGGATGCTGACTAGCTTGTAATGCGCCAGTAATATGCGCATCAGCGCCTAAAGTGTTTGATGTATTTCCAGCCGCTTGCCAATTAAATGAAACCGCCAAATCAGTGGCGTCTTTGTAATCTCGGGCGCAGCAAGTAGACGCCGTTTCATCGTCTGCATACTCACCGAAAGCCGTTTGGCGAAATGCACGGATCGGTAAAATATGACCATTACGCAATGATTGATCCGTAGCTTTTGAAAATCCGCATTCCGTATCTAATGCGCCGACAATCTCAGGAACTAAACATGCCCCACGCTGGCTAAATAACTCCTGATTACTGGCACCAACACCGCCAATGTTATGAGATTGATTGAGTGTTGGATGTGGGTTTAATTCTGAGTCCCAGTGACTACCGAATTTAAGGCTATTTCCAATAGGGGCGGCAACTTGCGTCCCCGGCGTTCTGCTCGGCGGAGTATCCCGGCGCATGCATTCGAACTCAAAAAGTATTTTTCCGGGATCGATGTCCGAACGAGCACTTGCGACAACGAACACACGACGGCGGCGTTGGGCCACTCCGAAATATTGGGCGTCAAAAATTCTCCAAGCGATGGTGCGCGCGGGTCCAAACACATAACCAACGTTCGTCCATTTTTTCCCTGACGGCTGTAATGGCTCATCTTCACCGGCCAACCCTGCGAGAAAACATCCGAAAGCATTGTCTTTACTGCTAAGGACTCCGGGCACGTTTTCCCAGACAATAATTGCTGGTTTTTCTCTGCGTTCACGGCGTTTTCTATCGATTGCATCTGCTAACTCAACGTAAGAAATAGTTAATTGACCTCGAGCATCATCTAAACCAGCTCTGAGGCCAGCTACGCTAAATGCCTGGCATGGTGTGCCGCCGACAAGTAGATCTGGAGCTTCCACTCTATCCGCATGAATATCGCCAGCAATCTTTGTCATATCGCCAAGGTTCTGGACGTGAGGCCAATGGTGCGCCAGAACGGCGCACGGAAAAGGCTCAATCTCAGAGAACCACGCAGGTGTAAAACCAAGTGGTTCCCATGCTTGGCTGGCAGCTTCAATTCCGCTGCAAACTGAGCCGTATTTCATCTGAGCCCCCACGGCGAATAGCGGCGGGCAGGCTCACGCGAAACCTGAACTTTAGGTGCGCAATATAATTTCCATTCCGCGTGGCAGTGATCATCACAGAACTTTTTAAATTGTTGTTTCTGACCTACCTTGATCAGCTTTCCGAGCATTGCTGTGGCTTCTTTTGATTTACCACACCAGTAGCAGGCGCATTTTGTTTCTGGCGCACACAGCGCCAGTAGATTAGTGGTAGTCATTATTTGCGCCCCGCGATATCAAAAAGGAATTCAACGGCGGCAGCGATGAGCAGATCGAACTTAGCTCCACGGGCTTCAAGCTGTTCGACGCGGCTTTGCAGTTCTTCGACGGTCACTGCTTTTGGCTGGCTAATTTCTACTTTGTTGGCATTTTCTTCCCACTCTTTTTTATAGAGAGCGATTTGATTAGTGAAAAACTGGACGCGCTCGGATGTGTCAGTAATAAACGCTGGAGCAACATCGAATAAATCAAGCATTAAACTACCAATCTCAGGGTCGTCAATTTCTTCGCCAAATTCAGCTAGCTCTATTTCACTCGGTAGCCATTTAATGAGCTCGTCAGGATTTACATTGGCGCAGCTAAACAGCTCAGTAAGGTCATCGGCGCTTACGAGGTTGGTTTCTCCTGCAATGACTCGTTGCAGTTCGAGCTTGATTCGCTCTGCGCGCGGAGATAAAACAATCTCTGACTCTGTATCAGTAGATGGATCTGCTTCTTGTGCTGGTGGGTTAATTTCAAGGATTTGGCTTACATCAAACTTCCCGCCGCCGATGTTTACTATTTCGCCGGTTGTCACTTCCTGTTTTGCTCCCTCAATTGAGGCCGCATATCCTGCTAATTCTTCGCATAGTGGATGATCGGATAAGCGCGTTTTGATGAAATCGAGTAGGGCGGTTTTATCATCGATGATTTTCAGGTTTTTGAGTAATTCTTGAATTATTGCGTGTCGGGTTTCGCGTTCAACTTCGGTTATGCCCACTATTGTGCGGAAAGCCGACACTATAGAGCGCCACTTCGGATCTTTTTTCTCTATTAAAACTTTAGCTACGCCCACATCCGCGGCTTTTGCGTCAACTGGGTTTTTACCCATTAGGGATAATGCAGCATCTAATTCCATGGCATAAAAAATGGCTGGTATGCCGCAACTCGCGTCTTTAAATGATGAGTCTGCTTTTTCAGTTTTAATAGCTGGCGCCGGGGTGTTTTTCTTATCGCGATATATGGCAACGATATTTGCTAGCGCTTCATCATTACTGTGGCCATCTACTGAGCATGCAACAGCACATGAACACCATTGCTTCACGAAATTACAGATCATTCCCAGTTCGGCTGGCTTATCCGTTTGTGGGAAGGCTTCTTTAATTCCGTTAATCAGCGCCCCGAGCTGCGTCATGTTCGCGCCTTTAACATAAGGCTCGCTGTGTACCGCCAAGATAATATCTTGGAAAAATTTATTATCGGTATCCATCTTCAGGGCGATCACTTGGCTTACTTGTTCGCGGGTAAGGCGCAACTCTTCCACGCCGTGTAAGAAGATAGAGGCGATGCGTGATTCTAACTGAGGCATAGCTGAAACGATTGTTAAGACTTCGCTAGAGCTATTTTGGTCAGTCAGATTTGTTTCTGGTGCGGGTTCCGGCGCTGCAATCAATCGCCATGTTTTTTTATCGTCAGCGAGTTCGTACTTTTCACACCATGTTGTACTGAATTCATTTTCTTCCGGCAGATCATCAACAATCGGTGTATCAGTAGTAACTGGTTTGAAATAATTAGACAGGTCGATGCCATTTTGCTTAGCTAAAAAAGAAATAGCGAAAGGGCATTCTTTAGCCGTTTCAACATCAACTAAAATAACGGCATCTTTTGCGCTAGAGCTTTTTTTAGCGCTCAACAAATTAAAATATATGGTCATGCTTTTCATCTCCTTAGTAATTGAAATGCGCCCTAGGCAAACGTGTCCGACGACGTTGATTAGATAACCCAAGACGCATATCAATTGGCTTTTGGACAAAGCCAACAAAATTAATGGTTGTTGATTACCGAACATCCGAATTCGAGGTTAATAACGCTGGTGGCTTGCTTCTTATCGCCGTCAATAATTGTTTCATCGCCATACATGCGAAAATTCATATCGGCGTCGTCAATGCTAAAAGAGGACCAGCATTCGGAACGCTCAAGGCCTGTGGGTTTTACTGGGCGTGAGGTGGTTAAATCAGAGAACGCGCAGCGCATTGCAGACATAGCAGAAGCCCATTTATGCCCAGCTTTTTGGCATTTGAATGCGACGTAAGCCAATCCCCGATTAATCATCATTCGGTGCTGTATTGGATTTAATTTCATTTTCGAACTCCTGAATTTTGGTTGCAGAAAGCCCTGGCAAAAATGCCGTAAAAAATATTTATTAAAAAAATGGCGGTATCAGTTTTCGCTAATGCATCGGTTGAAAGTATCCGATACCGCCCAAGTACTTCACTGGTGTTGGCGTGTTGTGGTTTATTTCCTTACTACAACCGGCTGGATACTCAAAGACGCCCTGAATTTAAATACCCATGCGGTTGTGCGCTCCGTAACGTGGAGCCGCCGATCTTCTCTATTGCACTTTTACTATCAAGCATTCCATGATTTTGATTGCTCTGAGCGGATGATCGCTGCATGTCTCACGAATGATTTTTTTTAGCTTGCTTGGCTTAATTCCTTTTTTTGCTGCCAACGCTTTTAACAAGCCAGTATCAATCGTTTTAAAAAAATCCATCGCGATTTCACGGTTACTGCTTTTCTTTGCTATTGCAGCGTAACGAGTGTGACGCTTTTCGTTAGCTTCCTTGGCTAGATGGCTTTCTAGCTCTTTGTGAAAATTGCCGCGCTTGTTTAGCGGTACGTTGATAACTCCGTGATCTAATGCCATGTTCATGTCCTTTTGCTTTCGTGGCTCTTTACCCACCGTCAGAACTGTAACTTGTCGCGCAATGTTTCGCTTAGGTGTAATTATTAAGCCATAAGCTTAATTCTATAGCAAGCCTGTGGCGTAATAAATTTAAGCTAATGGCTTAATTACATGAAATTTGGGCGAAAAAAAACCGGCCTTAGCCGGTTTCATTGCTCACTGCAGCGATTAATTTTCTTTCTTAGCTTTCATTATTTCTTCAATGTTTCTTGATTTTATCAATTCTTTGAATAGGTTATCGTAATTTTCAACCATTCCTGCAAGCATTTTTATACAGTTATCTTTTTCGCTATCCGGCAACCTCCCGAACAGTTTTAATAAGTTCCTCTGTCTCTCATCCAGCATCTCAGGTGTGAAGTTGAAATCATCGGGAAGGCTGTTCATCTCGGGATCATCACCCAGAAGCCAAGATAACGACACGCCAAAAGCATCAGCTATCTTCATAGCCGAATCTTTGCTAATGCTACCACTCTTAAACCACTTGCCAGCTGATTGCGGTGTTACACCGCAAATGCGTGCGAGCCCCGACTTGTTAACCCCTGACTTCTTCATCAGTTGATACAAGCGCCCTGCTAGTGGTGGGGTTTTATTATTTATTTCTTTATTCATATCAAAAGTATAAACCAAAGGTTTAGAAATAAAAATAACTCACAGGCTTGATCTAATACTAAGCTTATGGCTTAATCTTGGTTGTTAACTAGCACAGAGGCTTAATAATGACTAAGAATGCACTTCAACGCGCCATTGAGTCCGTAGGTAATGCGCGTCTTTTTGCGGCAAAACTGAAAATAACGGAGCAATCAGTAGGTAAGTGGAAAAATAAATACAACGGGATTGTACCTTCAGCTCGAGTCCTCGAGGTTTTCCATGCAACTGGTGTAACCCCTCACGAGCTTCGCCCAGATCTTTATCCGAACCCAACTGATGGGATGCCGGTTGAGCATCAAAATAAACAAATTAACGATTGAGGTGTGAACCATGGAAATCAAATTGGTGGCTGAGCAATTGGAAGCATGGGCGAGAAACGATGGCTGGTGGCCTGTCACTGAGAAGATTGGAGCGCAATACGTTGGTGATCTTCTTGAATCTTTGGAAGTCAGTGATGCCGATGAGTGGGATCGCCGCCGTAAGAACAACGCTCTGTTCATTAAACGCGTATTTCGTAGTGTTACACCGTATTACCGCAAGTTGGCCACGCAGCTGGCGCCAGCTGTATTATCTGCAATTGATGCAGAACGACAGCGCCTAGCCCACGAAGAATGTTCTGCTGCTTATGCGGCGGCTGTTGCAAATAAAGAATGCAGTGAGGCCGTAAACGCGAAGCTAATGAACTCTCCTTTGATAGTTCAGGTTAAGGAGGTTAAAGAAGGTATTCATTCGCTTGTGGGCCTACTTCCGCCAGGAGCCATTCAAATAACTATTTGTGAGGTGGCCTTATGACTAAAAGTGAACGGTATCACTACGACAGTATTAAGAAGTTACTTATTAGCTGTGGGATTGCCGAGGCTGACGCTGTTGGCGCAGCGCACCATGCCATTGGGTTTAGCAAAAAGAACAAACGCGCTGATTTCGAAGCATTACTACACGAAGCCAAATGGTATGCCAAACACAACAAGGCAACATCGGCACCAAGTATTAAACGTGAAATACGACAGGCTAGATTGCCAAACATGCCCAAGTGGTATGTAGAGCCGTGACTTCTATCTCGGCGAGGTGGTTATGAGCAACTTACAAGAGCGCCTGCGGTGTGCTTTGCAGCGTAACTTTAAAGGCGAAACCCCATCACGGGGCTATATCGAGGTCAGGAAAGGGCAGCGATTTAAAGATCATCGTGGCGCAACTGTAACTGTTCAGGGGGGGGCTGGTGGCTATGTGGTTTATCTGCGTAACAATAAAGATACGGAAAGCCAAATGCCATTGCGATTGTTTTCTAAGAAGTTCACAGAGGTAAGGGCGTGAGTCGTATTTTTGAGGTCGTTCAATCGTTATCAGGGCAAAGGAACAGTATTACGATCCCTAGGCCTTACTTAGCCTTTTTCTCTGGTGATCAGCAATTCTTCCCATTGGCAGCAATATTAAATCAACTTGTCTTCTGGTCGGGTTATGCAACCCAACCAGGAGGATGGTTCTATAAGAGTCACGAAGAATTAGGCGAAGAAGCAGGCGGGCTGAGTGAGGAACAGGTTCGCCGACTCATTAAGAAGATAACGCAGAGATATTTACCGAATATTGTGCAGGTCGATATTCGAAAAGTTAACGGGACTCCAACGAAGCACTACAGAATCGATGGTGAGGCGCTAATCAGCAAAATATTCCCGCCAGTACGGGAAACGGCGAAAGTGCAGAATGGAAACGTCGAAGTCGCCGAATCCGATGGCAACGGAAACGTCGAAGATGCGGAATCCATTCGGCGAAAGTGCGGAATGGAAACGGCGGAAGTGCGGAATCATGGAAACGGCGAAGTCGCCGAATCCTTTCTCTATACAGATCTAGACACAGATAGAGACCTACATATTTCTTGTCAGGCAGACGAGCTGCCAGACGAAGAAGCCGATCCCGTTTTACGGGTTTTAAAACATTTCAATCGGGTAACTGATTCTGAGTTTCGCGATGGCGCCACAACGCGAGGTTATATTTCTGGCGTTCTGCAAGGCGAATACGTCGCTGATGATCTCATGCTTGTGGTTGATTACATCGCTAACGAGTGGGCAGGCCAGGAAAAAATGAATTTCTATCTGCGCCCTAAGACGATATTCAGCCCGGAGAATTTTGAGGGCTATTTCGACCAGGCAAGAGCATGGCGCCGCAATGGGAAACCAATCAAACAAATTGAGCCAGAAAAAAAGGCTTTTGATCCGTTTGATACATCAAATCAAAAATATTACATCCCCAGCGGTTTTAGGGGTGGCGATAATTACGAAGGCTATAGGGGCTTCGGTTCGCCAAGCAGCAGCTCTGAAAATCCAACCGATGGAAAAAATAAAATACCTGATGGATTCAAAGGCTAATCAACCAATAATTATTGAAGCGAGAAAATAAAAATGGATAAGAAATCAGCAACATTAGGCATTATCACAGAAAGCGTTTTAGGTTTTATTTTTCAGAATCAGAATCAGAATTGCAGAATGTATAAAATTGCCGAGGGTTTAAAGGTATCTAAAGGAACGGTGAACAGCTCTTTAAAGAGCCTACAGGATAAAGGTTACGTTACAAAACATGGGCGCCATGGAAGTAACACCTACCGCGCTATCAAGAGCATCCCTAAAGCATGGCGCCCGTTACTCAGCGAGCGTTCACGCCAGCTGCTTGCATTCATTGCCATGCATGGCCCAGTGACGAGAAGCGAAATAAATCAATCTGTTCCAGGCGATAAACTTAAGATTTATTACGCGCTGGCTAGCCTTATGCGTAAAGGCGATCTGGATAGAAATCCAGATACCGGTGAGTATATAGCTCTTATTGCAGAACAGCCATTTGGTGTAGCTATTCCTGCGCTTAGGGGGCGTATTGAGTCAATACAACCAGCGCGGTCTACAAACTTGTTAAATGCAAAGAAAAATCAGATAGAGGATTTGATAAAGCGAGGGCTAATGCGCCGCGCACAAACCGTTATATCACAGCTCATAGCTGAAACAGGCGATGTTGATACAGTTAACTGGGCTTTGAATAAAAGCGCTGATTGTGGCTGTCGGGCTAAATATTGTTAAGCGTGGTGCGGTGGATTGGCGATGCTGGTACTATTTCGGCGGGTGCTTGGAACTTTCTGTTCTGAGCATCGAGCAGAAAGAGAAAAGCCCCGAGTCAATTTTGAAAATTAACCCGAGGCCCCTCGTATGCTCGACACATACAAGGTTAGTCTCTTACACGCTGAAAGGCAAGGAGAGCAAACCATGAAGCAAGACCGCCTTGTTTGGTGCTTGTTCATCGTCTGCGTGACGATACTGGCATTTACGTTACTAACTCGTGATTCACTCTGTGAGCTACGAATACGGGACGGAAACAAGGAGGTTGCCGCGTTCATGGCTTACGAATCCAAGTAAGAAGCAACCGGCGGGGAGTAATCCCCGCCACACGGTGAGCAGCATAAGACTTTCAAGCACCCAAATTAACCCGCCTAGTGCGGGTTTTTTAATATTTTTAGTAAGCGAATAAAACTATATCTAGTTGTATTTATTAAATTTGTTAATCAATAAAATTGATGGGAAACAGCAAACAAAAGCACACATAGGGGTAGGCTAGTATCAGATTTCTATGGGTAAAGCCTTAGTTCAATCTTTGCGCGCAAAAGGTGACACGGATGTGATTCCCGCGAGGGTCTATAAACCTATCGAGTACAACCATATGAATGTAGATATGTTGAAAGAAATGATGGAAGTTGGTGGGAGATACGATATTACATTTGAGGCTGGTGGCGTGCTAATTTCTGCTTACCCTATACCCGATAATTATTATTATGCATCAGTAGATACACTTATAGAGATATTATTGGAAGCAGGATACAAAATCACTCCCGATGATGTATAATTGCGGTGTTAGATTGAACACCTAACAACTTGTCGCGCCAAACTGGACTATTAGAATGGCGCAAACAATGAAACACCGCATTACCGCACTGACCTTTATAGAGGTTGGTGCTTTCACATATCTGTCATCCTGCGGGGTGATAGCATGATCGCAATCCTCACAGCAAACACTCAGCCCCGGCTTGGGCTTGTCACGTTCCAAGCAGGCAGAAAAATCAAATTCCGCGATGGTATGCGTTACGCCATCGTTGAGCTTAACTCGGCCCAAGAGCACCTAAGTTCTGGCATTGTACCTGCTGTTAATCAAATTGAAGCACTAAATCCCCACTTCCAAGGCTTATACGATAATGATCGTGCATTTGGTCTTTGTGGTGGAACTACGTCATTAGACCATTACGTATTGTGGCTGGGCCGCTGCCAGTGGCTTGGGTGTGAGCACAAATTCTACGAACCATTCCCCGTTGGCGATAACGGCTCTGTCTGTGTATGCCGATCCTGTAAAAACAAACTCAACATTCAAGAAACCCCGCGTCAATTCACAGAGATAGCGCGGCAGAACCGTATCGCTTTCATGCTGAAAACTATCAGTGAACAGATGGGACAGCCAGATGATCGGCAGCTCAGTGAAGCCGATATTTTCGTATGGTGCTTAAAGCGCAATCTTCAATCACAGCTGCCTACCGCCTTACTACACAAATTATTAGGGATGAAGGCCTGCGCAAGCACCGGCCACGAATGTGACATTACGCCCTCGTATGACCCACAGGAATTACTCAATAAGCGTTTGTCGGAGGTGGGGAATGGCTAACCTCATGGCTCGCAACGTCGCACTAAAACCGGCGAAGAAACCACGTAAAAGCCACGTTATCAAAAATGCAGCGCGAGGCCGTGAGTGCACCGTTCGCATACCAAGTGTGTGTAATGGAAGTTCTGAGACTGTGGTTTTAGCGCATTACCGGCTGGCTGGTGAATGTGGCACAGGGATTAAGCCTGATGATTCACTTGCCGCATTTGCCTGCAGCAGCTGCCACGATGAAATCGATCGTCGTACGCACATCTTTGACAACAGAACGGCGCGCCTATATCACGCTGAGGGCGTTTTCCGTACACAGTCCATCCTTAGAAAAGAAGGAAAATTGAATGATTTATCCAGATAGCATCGGTTTGGTTAACACTAAAGAAGCGCGGTTACGTACGCTCGAATCTATCTGGATTCAGGGAAAGTTACGGATGTGGGGTCAATGGTCTTATATCGGCGGTGGTAGTTGTGGAAGTATGTTTAACCAGTTGCTTGCCACTGGGAAAATTACAAAAACATCTATTAACGACGTACTCCGTAGAATGAAAAAGGCCGGTATCACCAAACCGAAGTTGGAGACATTCTTACGAGAAATACTCGACGGAAAAAACAAAACAGGATTAGCGTTCTGCACTGATGAAGAGGCACTGATCATCAACTCAGTTCTCTGTGAAATCCTAGTTAGGTCAGGGCATAAGCGGCTATATGATCTTATTGAGGATCGTTATATCAAGCGCCTTAGCAAAAAGGCTTTGGCAAGAGACCTTAATGAAAAACATCCTGAATGGTGCTTGCGAACCTGTGAGAGCCGGATTGATGTTTGGTTAAGTGTTGCAGAATCGATGCTTTACAAGCCAATGTTTGAGGCATTCAACGCAAATGGCGACCGATTCTACTTGAATAGTTGCGCGGAAAGTGTTTGAATTGTGTTAAGCTCGAGTCATTAAACCGAATTGAGCAACGACACTTAAATAACCCGCCTAGTGCGGGTTTTTGCGTTCATATAGTTGCTATCAGAGTTTGTCTTAAAATAACCCACTGTCATTGCATGGATTAACATTAGCTAATATTATGCCCGCCGCTGTAGGGAGATGCTCACCCAGTACGAGAGTGGTTATCGTTGAACGGCTCCTGTTAGCTCACTACAGCACTGGCCCTTTAGCTCAGCTGGTTAGAGCAGTCGACTCATAATCGATTGGTCGCTGGTTCAAGTCCAGCAAGGGCCACCAAAGCGGTCATCGTATAATGGCTATTACCTCAGCCTTCCAAGCTGATGATGCGGGTTCGATTCCCGCTGGCCGCTCCAGTTTTAACTATGTTTACACGGTAAAAATGAAGACGAGATTATGGCTTTCCATTAAACGCTGGTGGCGAATTAGACAGTTGAAGCGGTTTTGGATTGAGCATTTAGCGTTAAGACGCAAAGCTTTTAAAGATGGTCGGTTAGGGTTTTTGGCTGTTTTTCATAATGAACGTTGCTATAGAGAGATTCAGCGAGAATCACGCAATAAACAGCTAAAAGATATACGTGATTGGTCTTAAAGTAACCATGCGGTATTGTAAGGCTAATGGCTGTCGTGTATTTTGTGCCCGCTATAGAAGAATCAGGGGCTGGTTATTCGAGTGGCTTGATGCTTCGAATGATAGTCAACTGCTATAGCACCTAACCGCCACTAGCTCAGCAGGAAGAGCCGATAACCATTTAAGTTGTAGGTGCGGGGTTCGAAACCTCGGTGGCGGTCCAATTATGTTAATGGACGATATAGATGATGCCATCGAGAGACTTATATGTATTTTTAGGGATTTGTGTTCTGATGATGGTGTTCTATTTTTCTATGGTTTTGTTCTACGAATAAGTCAGCATATCAATCAGCTAAGAAGGGATAGCCCGGAGTGATTAGTGTGCTGCGCAATCGCATGAGCCATCTCCATGTAGCATCGAATACAGGTGCGCGTCTTTTAACCAGTGGAGATGGCTCAGCCGATTGTGTTGATGCTGTATTTCAGGCAGCCACAATATAGAACAATAGCAATATTAAAATTAATGATGCAGCAGAGGCTTGCAGTCCTATAAGCCATTCGCTCATGAAAACTCTCATATGTTCACCTTTAGATTCCTTTATAACCCAGTAAAACACTTCGCATATAGGATATAATAATTTATCTCAAAATCTAGTAATTAAGTACTTAGCTGTATGAGATTACAGGTGAAAAATCATTAGCTCAAAATCGATAATATAATGAGCTAAGCATTCTCACTTAATGCTATAACTATATTTATAGGCTACCTCCGAGTGGCCTTTTTCATATTAAATACCTAGCCAAAAATTATCCGATCCCAAACATTTTCGAGAGTGGGTATGATCGGTTGGATTTATGAATTCAATTTTCAGCACAACTAACATGAGTTCGTCTACTCTGTATGTGGGTAAACTACTTACAGAGAAATGCGATGGAACTACTGCTTAACGAAGCTGTATATGATGTGTGGGTTAGAGCTACATGTTTTGCTGATGATGACCTGATTGATGAAGCTGACATCGTTGATTATGTTTTCGATAATCGACCGAAAAGGTATCCCTGTGTTGCATACTTGGGACCGGTACAGAGCCCTACAGAATCATTCAACATCCAGTTCATCTATCCTGAACAAATAACAGAATGGGCTAAGCGATTTTCACTGTAATGCCGTAATCATCTTTTAAAGGCTACCTTCGGGTAGCCTTTTTTATATGTAGCGCGCACCCAACAACCGTCCACACACTAAACACTTTCGAGCCGAAAGTGGTTACGGCTGGGCGCTGATTATTTTTTCAATAGTCTTTGAATTCTTCTTTGTTTCCATTGATAAATCCAATTTCGTAATAAGAAAATCCGAATACCTTTAACAAAAATGAATGCGAACCATATGCCTATAGGCCATATAAACCAGAATGTTGTATGTGGAGTAACTAGATTTATAACCACTAACACTCCGCAGATGATCAGTGCTGAAGCAAGTGAGCGGAAAAATTTTTGTTCGTCCTCAACTCGTTCTCTAGCTGCATTGATTTTATCATCTGCAGCTTGGCCCGTTTCAGTCAACGGCTGGGATTCATTTGCTAGTTCAGAAACATTAATTTCAAAAGCTGCGGCGAGTGCACTGAGTGTCTCTAAGCTCGCATTATCCCCATTTTCTAATCGCTGAAAGGTTCTAACGCTTAATGCACAGATTTCCGCTAACTGTTCTTGAGACCATCCACGAGCGAGGCGGAGCCTTTTAATACTGTTAGTCATTTTAGCCACCATGATTGTTTTAAACACATATCTAGTTTGACCAATATTGTTCTTTTTAACACGACTTTGGCCTGACACCCACCAGACAAAGACCCGACAGCGCTGGTTTAACGTTTGGCTTAGTCGTTATCGTGCTGGTGGGGATAGTGCTCTTTTTCTAAAAAACCTCGTTAGTGGAGGTGAAGGATGAAATGAATGTACACACGTGCTGCCGATAACACCTTGCTCGCAGGTGGGCTTTCGTCATGGCTATTCAGCCTGATTAATTACTTCTCACCTAATGAGTGGATGGTTGTCGGCATCATTGTTGGCATTTTTTGCACTCTGGCTGGCCTTATTTCGGGGATTTATTTCCGCTGCCGTCGTGAACGATTATTGCGTGAGTGGATTAAAAGTCGCCAGGTGATAGCTGCTGCACCGATTAATGAAGAGCTGGAAGTTTTGGAGCGTGATTGATGGGGACTAAAACCAAACTTAGCGCTGCAGTTCTGGCATTAGTTCTCGGTGGGGCTACAGCTGACAAAATCCTCGATCAGTTTCTAGATGAGAAAGAGGGAGTTCGAACTATTGCGTATCAGGATGGGCGTGGCATTTGGACGATATGCCGTGGTTTGACGCGCATTGAAGGCAAGCCAGTTACTCGAGGAATGAAACTTTCATACAGCGAATGCAAACGCTACGACGCGATAGAGCGTGATAAAGCCATCGCATGGGTTAAGCGTAATGTAACAGTGCCACTATCCGAGCCAGCCATCGCCGGCATCGCTTCTTTTTGCCCTTACAACATTGGCCCAGCCAAATGCTTTCCCTCAACGTTCTATAAGAAGTTGAATGCTGGTGATCGAACAGGTGCCTGTGCGGAGATTAAGCGCTGGATATTCGACGGCGGCAAAGATTGCCGTATTCGTTCTAACAATTGCTTTGGACAAATTGAGCGGCGTGATCAGGAAAGTGCGCTGGTATGTTGGGGAATTGACCAATGAATATCAATTTCAGTTGGCGAATGCTGGCGATAGTTTTGCTGCTGGCGAATTTGTCCTTATATGCGGGGTATTACACTGGCTACCGTGACGCCGATAAATCTTGGCAGTTGAAATGGACGCAGCGTGATAAAGATGATTCTGATGCTCTAGCCAAGCGACAGGCAGACGAACGAGAAGAAGAACAACGCAGGCAACAGGCAGCAAATCAGGCGGTTAAAGATGCAGACGAAGATAACAAACGGCTTAAAGTTGATGCTATTAATGCTAAGCGTTCTGCTAACAGGTTGCAGCAACAGCTCGTACAGCTCAGGCAACAATTCGCAGACAGTGAAACCGGCAAGCTTTCCAATGCTGCCGCCGCAAGCGCGTCAAAGTCCCAAGCCATCATATTGCTTACCGAGTTGCTCAGCGAATCTAACGAAGCAGCAGGAGAGTATGCAAAAGAGGCTGACCGCGCTTATAGCGCCGGACAAACCTGTGAGCGAATATATAACTCATTAAGTAACTAATAAAGCCGCCAACGAACCGTTCTTTATCAAACCCCGAGGGATTTTAACCATGTTGATTTCTTTATCTATCATCATAGCCGTATTGGCGGGATTCTGCGCTGGCGCACTGATAACCCAGCGACAAATGAACAATTTCGATAAAAAAATTATCGATATAAAAGACACCGTTAAAGACATTTATAACGCCATTCCTGTAGAGCAAAGGGCGAGTAAAGTAGATAAGAAGTAGAAGCTTCAAGCGCGGGATTGTCGCCGCCAGCTTGCATTAGTCAGTGGCGCTATCTCTTCGCCATTCGTGCAAGGCTATTCAAAAACAATCAATGCAGGGAGTTTTATACCTTTTTACCCACGTTTTCGGGAAACGTCAGCCCGAGCAGGCAAAACGGCGTGACAGCTGCGAGAGCGCATTTTTTACTATTTGCGCAAAAGCGCATTTACCTTTGGAGAAGTCGCCATGGCTAAACAAGATTGGGCAGCCAGGCAAAAGGAATATTTAGCCGCATTCATCAGCACTGGCGTATCACCGAAAGAATGGTGTGAAGCAAAAGAAATTAATTACACATCAGCACGACGCTATATTAAGAAGTCACCGGGCGCAATAACCCCAAAAAAATCTGCGCAAAAAAATGCGCAAAAGCCTGCGCAAAAAATCATATCTGAAGCCCTAGAAGATGATGGGGAAAGCACCCTGTCAATCGATCCTGAAGAATTCGGAATAACACTTCAACAAGCATGGTTTGCGCACTGGTTCATCATTACCAAAAGCAGGGTAGAGGCCTACCGGTTAGCGGGCTATGAGGGGAAAGGAAACACCGCCTATGTGGGCGCTAGTCGCCTGTATAGGAATGATAAGATCCGCCGCGCAATTCGTTACCTGCAAGATAAAGTCGCAAAACGCTATCAAACCACTATTGATGAAGTGGTCCATCAGTTAATAGCCATAACAAAAGCCGATCCTAATGATTTGATGCAATACCGCCGGTTAAATTGCCGATATTGCTGGGGCGAAAATCATCTTTACCAATGGCGAGACATTGAAGAATTCGACAAGGCAGCAGCAAAGGCCGCGAGCGATAGTAGGCCGGAACCTGAATACGGCGGTTTGGGCTTTATAGAGAATTTAGATCCCAATCCAGATTGTCCACGCTGCCAGGGAGAAGGTCGCGGTCAGATATTCATAGCTGACACTAGGGATTTATCAGATACGGACGCACGCTGGCTATATGACGGCGTACAGCAGACGAAAGACGGGCTCAAGGTGTTAACGCGAAACAAAGATGCCGCTACCAAATTGCTTGCCACGTATTTGGGCATGGATGAGGGCATGCACGGAAAAGAGCTGCGTGATTTGGATATGGATCGCCGCAGATTAGAAAACGATCGGTTAAGACGTGAAATTAATCCTCCTGATTCAAGACCGCTAGAAGACGATTATCAATTGCAGGAGCTTAAACCGGATGAGCCTACCCCTGACAACCCAATCCTATAACGCAGCGGTTAGGCTAACGCCAAAGCAGGCAAATATTTATGCTTGGGGCTGGCAGCCTAAAGCACGTTTTCGCGATCCGGTATGTGGGCGCCGCTTTGGTAAAACTTTTCTCGGTAAAGCAGAAATGCGCCGCGCTGCCCGCCTAGCAGAAAAATGGCACGTCAGCGTAGAGGATGAGATCTGGTATTGCGCCCCGACCTTTAAACAGGCTAAGCGTGTTTTCTGGCGCCGATTAAAGCACGCTATCCCGCCGCATTGGCGCGACGGCAGGCCAAACGAAACAGAATGTGTGATCACACTGAAATCAGGCCATGTTATCCGCTGCGTAGGTCTGAATAATTATGATGATCTGCGCGGACCTGGGCTTTTCTTTGCGTTGGTGGATGAGTGGGCCGATTGCCCGTATGCAGCGTGGGAAGAAGTATTACGCCCCATGCTTTCAGCCTGTAAATATTACATTGAAGGGATAGAGCATATCGGTGGGCATGCGCTGCGCATAGGAACACCGAAGGGCTTTAATCATTGCTACGACACCTGGCTAATGGGTCAGGATGGCAGAGAGCCAGATCACATGAGTTGGCTCTATACCTCATTGGATGGTGGCAACGTACCGGCGGCGGAAATCGAATCCGCTCGGCGCACCATGGACCCTAAAACATTCCGTCAGGAATACGAAGCCAGTTTTGAAAGTTATCAGGGCGTTGTTTATTACTGCTTTGATAGGCAAATGAATCACACGGACGATGTGATAAAGCCCGGCGACGATCTGCATATTGGTATGGACTTCAACGTCGAGAAGATGGCAGCCGTGGTCTATGTGCTGCGTGAACATGGCTATCCTCATGCCGTGGCTGAGCACATGGAAATATTCGATACGCCTGCAATGATTGAAGTATTACAGGCCGCCTATCCTGATCACGATATTTCGGTTTATCCCGATGCTTCTGGCAAAAACAGAAAATCAAACAACGCAAGCCAATCTGATTTATCACTGCTTGAAGACGCTGGCTTTGATGTTGTCGTAGATAATTCCAACCCTGCCGTTAAAGACCGCATAAATGCTGTTAATAGCATGCTGTGTAATACATACGGGGAACGCCGCCTATTGGTAAACACTGTCAAATGCCCGAAATTTACCAAAGGTTTAGAGCGGCAGATTTACGACAAGAACGGTGAGCCGGAAAAAGACAAAGGCGGCAAGAAAAGCAAAAAAATGTTTGACCACGGAAATGATGCTGGTGGTTATCCGATCGCGCATCTCTTCCCAGTCAAACAACGTATTTATGATCTCAATATGGACACCACTTTCTAATGGCAAATAACGATATTACATTCACGCGCCCCGAGCACATCGCCGCTTGCCCTCTCTGGGAAACTGAGCGTGATGTTTGTCGTGGCCCGGTGGCGGTTAAATCTCGGGGGCATAAATACCTACCCAAGTTTGAGCCAGGTAACACAACTGCAAAAAATAACCAGCGCAATGCCGATTATTTAATGAGAGCGGTTTTTTATGCCATTACCGGGCAAACGAAAATTGGTTTGCTAGGCCTTGCATATCGTCGGAGTCCTGCATTAGCCATCCCCGATAGATTGGATTATCTGAAGACAAACGCAGAAGGCGCCGGAACAAGCATTTACCAACAATCACAGGAAACACTAGAAAACATATTGGAAGTGGGGCGCCATGGGCTTTATGTCGATTACAACGAAACAGATAAACAATCCGTTATCCTTGCTTACACAGCTGAGGAAATCATTAACTGGCGAACGGAACGCATTAACGGAAAGAATAAACTGGTTCTGGTGGTGCTTCGTGAATGCGTGGAAAAAGCAGATGGATTTGGCTTCAAAGATGAGATCCAGTATCGAGAATTGGCTTTGGAGAATGGGAAATTCGTTGCCCGAGTTTGGCGCAAGGCGTCCGATGCTGCGGGAGCGTACGTTGCTGGAGATACGTACATGCCTGTGCCATTTGGCAAAGATTCATGGGATGAAATACCGTTTACGTTTATTGGTGCACAGAATAACGATCCCGAGATCGACGATTCGCCGCTTGGATCGCTGGTTGAAATAAACTTAGGCCACTATCGCAACTCAGCAGATTACGAGGATAGCGTATTTTTCTGTGGGCAGATTCAGCCATGGATAAGTGGATTATCAAAAGAGTGGCGTGATTACTTAGAAAAAAAAGGCATTGCCTTTGGCTCTCGAAGCCCTCTGATGCTTCCTATGGATGGTAAGGCGGGATTTATTCAGGGCCAGCCAAATATGATTGTCAAAGAGGCTATGGATGATAAGAAGGCCTATATGATTGCCCTTGGCGCCAGATTGCTTGAGCAAAACGGTGCAGTAAAGACGGCAACCGAAGCTAGCGGCGATCAAGCCTCTGCCACATCGGTATTGGGTATCTGTTGCTCTAACGTATCTGAGGCTTACACGCAGGCTTTGAAATGGGGCGCTCGCTATCTAGGGCAGTCAGAAGAAAATATAAATTACGAAATCAGCCAAGAATTTATCGCTAAGCTGGTGGATGCGCAGATCATCACGGCGATTGTTTCGGCTTGGATGAATAAGGCACTTCCTAAAGAAGACATGATCCGCGCATTGCAAAAAATGGACATTATTGACCCAGCAAAGGATGTAAACGACGTTATCGATGCGCTCAGCGTAGAAGGGCCAACGTTTATCGAAGGTGCGTAAAAACTACGGTCGAAGAATAGGGGGCCTAACCCGTGCCAACGGTGAACGAAAAGCTCGATACTGAAACCATTGCCCATTTGCTCTTTGTTAGTCGGTACTCAACCGGCGCGGCGAAGAAGATGGTTAAAATTCTCGACAAAAGTGATAAGGAATTGAGCACCGCGCTGTTGATGGCGCTCGAGGAATTAGAGCCAGAGAGTTTTACGGTTAAGCGTCTGGAAAGCTTGCTGGGCGATGTGCGCAAGATTAATGATGCAGCCACAAAGGGCATGCTATCGGGCCTGCTAGAAGAAATAAACGGCTTTGCTGAATATGAATCTGGGTATCAATTAGATTTATTTAATTCGATTATTCCGAAAGATATTCTTTCGCAAGTTTCACTGATGGGCATTTCCTTTGAACAGGTCTATGCCGCTGCGATCGCTCAGCCGTTCCAGGGGCGTCTGCTCAAGGAGTGGGCTAGTAATGTGGGCTCGGACCGGATAAGACGCATCACCAATACTGTGCGCACGGGATATCTGCAGGGCGAAACTACTAATGATATCGTGCGGCGCATCAGGGGAACCAAGGCCGCCAATTATACCGACGGAGTTCTGCAAATCGGGCGAGCCAATGCCACCAGCATCGTTAAAACAGCGATTAGCCATACCGCTGCCATAGCGCGGAATAAGTTTGCTGAGAATAATAAAGATCTCATCACGGCAAAGCAGTGGAGCAGCACGATAGATACGAAAACCTCGGCGCCGTGCCGAATTCGTGATCGGCTGCGGTATACGCTTGCAAACAAACCGATAGGCCATCAAATCCCATACTTGCAGGGGCCGGGGAAACTTCATTTTAATTGTCGCAGCGGCGAAACGTTTATCACGGCATCCTGGAAAGATTTAGGCATTAAGAAAGATGAGCTCAGTAGCGCTACACGCGCCAGCATGGACGGGCAGATCCCAGCCCAAACATCGTATTTAGAATGGTTATCTAAACAATCAGCATACCGACAAGATCAGGTTCTAGGCGCTGAGCGTGGGCGGATGTATCGCGCAGGCGAAATTAAGCTTAGTGATATGTATACAGATAACGGCGAATGGTTAACGCTAGCGCAGTTAAAAGAGATAGAAACAGCCGGACGTAAGTCCGGTTTTTCTTTGGCTGATGCTAAAACGCTGCGTGACATTGAAAATGGTATGCAAGGTGTTATCGCTAACCAATTGCATTTTCCCGATGGAACGCCAATTGAATCTGCTAAAGAAGCAGCGCAAGCGATGAGCGATGTGTTAACTAAGTTCAATCTTGCGCCGCTTTCTTCATTCAGCGAGCGAGAAGGGATCAAGGCATCAGCCGCAGGGGCTTACTTCAACGAAAATCAGTCTATTCATATTTCAGCTTGGGCGTTAGAGCAACAACGATGGGACGAAATTCGTAAGAATGGATCTGATGTTGATTTTCTTTCAATGTTACCTATCAAACAGCTAGATACGGTCAATGTTGCAGCAGAGAAAGCCGCTAAGGGATTTGCTTTTGAATATGCAGCAAAGCTACCTGTAGCAGGTACTGTTACCCATGAAATGGGACATCACCTTTATTATTCTAATCTTGATGAGCTGGAATATCTTTCCACAAAAGCTTATCAGGCGGGCTGGTGGCGACCCGTAAGCTACTATGCGGCAAGTAATGAGCGAGAGTTATTTGCTGAGGCTGTCACGCTTTATATGTTGGGCGATGAGAGTGAGCATAAACGAATAAACCCGGAGCTTTTAGAATGGCTGAAGAAAAATTCCCGTACTTAAAACAGGCAACAGCTCTATACCACGCCAACCCTAGACCAGATAACCTACTTGATGCCTTAGAGGCATTAAGCGATAAGGCTGGCGGGAATACGCCAGAAGCGCACATGATCGGGGGGCTGATTAGCGCGGCTGTGATGGATGATGCCAATAAAGACAGTTAATTAATCGAGGTTACTTTATGACAGCATGCGAAATCAAAGAACGTATTGAGGCTGAAATAGGCGAGTTTATCGGTCTGAAATGCCGTGAATTGAAAGAGCAAACCGGTTTGAAAGTGGTATCAATGGAAGTTTTACCGCGCCCGATGCGCAAGGATGCTGAATGGAAAGGCCCCTATGTAAGAATGACGCTAGCCTAATATCAAAAAATAGTGCTGAGGGCGCTGTATTAGGCGCGCGCAGCTAAAGCAATGCAACTGCATGGCTTAAAATTACGCTTTGCCATAAAGCGCACAGCGAATAATAGAGTGGGTCAAAAATGGCTAAAATTGATATTTTCGTTAAAAACCTAACGCGCAATTCCGGCGGCATGGTGCGAGGCGCCGAACTTCATTACTGGATCATGAGCGGCGAAATGCTCATTCATGAAAATGTGGTATTCGGTAAAGCCGATGAGCATCACGCGATTTACATCATTGAAGGCGTTCCCATCGATAGCCTGAAGCTTTTTTACGGAAGCAATGCAGATTATGTAACGCTATCCGCAAACGAAGTTAAGGAAAGTGCAACCCGCATAAATGAATATGTAGCCGCAATGGCCACGCCGATTTATACGCCGATCCCTTGTGAGCGCGAAGAGTACCAACCGCACTAGTTAGCGGTAGTACCTTGAATATTTCGAATGGCTGCCTAGGGCGGCCTTTTTTATATCTGAAGCACGGCCCCGACTCAAAACGGGGCCTTTTTTATGGGCGAGGCCCGCAATAACTCCCAAGGGGAAAACCATGCTTTATCGTAATTTGTTTTTGAAATACTACGCACCAGCAGGTGAAGGCGAACAGGGTGGCGCTGGTGGTGTTGAAATTACCCCAGAAATCCAAGCCATTATCGATCAACAAGTCGCTGATCAGGTCAGTGGCTTAAAAAATAAAAACAACAGTTTAATCGGCTCTGAAAAGGCGCTGAAAGAAAAACTTGCTGCTTTTGAAGGTATCGACCCGGTAGCAGTGCGCTCTATCTTGCAGCGTTTTTCCAACGATGAAGAGGCCAAGCTGATTTCTGAAGGGAAAATTGACGAAGTATTAACGAAACGTACTGATCGCATGCGCGGTGATTTCGATACCAAATTGAAAGCCGCTAACGAGCGTGCTGATAAAGCAGAAGGAATTTCTAAGCGCTACTGTGATCGCGTATTGGGTGATTCCATTCGCTCTGCAGCGCTTAAAGCTGGGGCATTACCGGGCGCAACAGATGATTTTATCTTTCGCTCTAAAGGCATGTTTACCCTCGGAGAAGACGGTGAGGCCGTCGCTGTTGATAAAGATGGCAATGTAATGCTTGGGAAAGACGGGAAATCTCCACTATCCCCGCTTGAGTGGGCCGAATCTCTTAAGGAGGTCGCCCCGCACTTATGGGCCGCTGCTGCTGGCACTGGCGCTGGCGAACACAAAAACGGCGGCACCGGTGCATTGGATCGCGCCAAAATGACCCAGACGCAGAAAAACGAATATATTCGAACTAATGGGCGTGAATCCTACTTACGTCTTCCAAAATCTAAGGAACAATAATTATGCCAACTACAGTAAATAACGATCTGATCATCTATAACGATCTCGCTCAAACCGCGTTTTTAGAGCGTCGCCAAGATAATCTGGATATTTTCAATACTTCCTCAAACGGCGCCATCGTTCTGGATAACATGTTGATCGAGGGAGATTTCAAAAAGAGCGCTTTCTATGTTCTGGGCGGTACTATCGAAGCCCGTGATGTTAACTCTGAAGCTAAAGTGGACTCCAAAAAAATCGGCGCAGGCGAAGCGATTGGCGTTAAGGCACCTTGGAAATATGGCCCTTACACAACCACTGAGGAAGCATTTAAACGCCGAGGGCGCAGCGTAGATGAATTCTCATCTGTGGTAGGTATTGACGCCGCCGACGCATCGCTTGAAGGTTTCGTAAAATATGGCCTGAAAGCACTTGAAGCGGCAATTAGCTCTAACGCTGAAATGGTGGTTACTGCTGACATTGCTACCGATGGCAAAAAGACGCTAACCCGAGGTATGCGTAAATACGGCGATAAGTTCGGGCGCATCAGCCTGTTCGTTATGCATTCGGCTTCTTATTTCGACATTGTGGATGAAGCGATCACAAATAAGATTTACGAAGAAGCGGGCGTAGTGGTGTATGGCGGCTTGCCGGGTACGCTGGGTAAGCCGGTTCTCGTTACCGATACCGCGCCGATTGATGCGATTTTCGGCCTACTGCCTAATGCGGTCGCTGTTACTGAATCCCAAGCACCTGGGTTCCGTTCTTTCGAAATCAATGATCAAGAAAACTTGGCCATTGGTTATCGTGCTGAAGGTACAGTAAATATCGAATTGCTCGGCTATAGCTGGGTAGAATCCGCTGGTGGCGCAAACCCTGATTTAACCAAAATCGGCAATAAGGCGAACTGGAAGAAACACGCGAAGGATAACAAAGTTACAGCGGGCGTGATGATCAAGCTAAAGGCGGACAGTGCGGGGGAGTAAAACTATCGGCGGATAAAACATCCGTCACCGCCGATGGAACTGATAGCGCTACAATTTCCCTAATGTACACCAAAGACGGCCAGCCGGTAAGCGGGGCGGCGGTGAGTTGGAGTACAACGGCGGGAACGTTGAGCAGTGAATCAGGCAAGACGGGCGCAGCGGGTGGTGCAACGACTAAATTGTCGTCTGATACTGCTGGCGCTGCTGTAGTAACAGTTACCGTTAATGGCATTGAAGCCAAGACGGAAAATATTACTTTCAACGCGGTAACACCGCCAGAAAATAAATAATGCTAGGGGCTTAGGCCCCTTTTTCTTTTTAGGGGGATGAATGATCACAACCGATCCCACATCACCAGATTTTAATAGCTATGCATCTGTAGAGGATTTGGCTGCGTTTGCGGTTTCCCGATCCATTACGCTGCCCGATGAAACCGAGTCATTACTCGTCAAAGCCATGGACTATTTAAACGGATTAGGGTGGGAGGGGCAGCGTACAGAACCCGATCAGCCGCTAGCATGGCCCCGTTTAGGCGTAGATTTTGATGGGCGTCCATATCCATCGGATAAGATCCCCCGCGAATTAATCACTGCGCACTGCATGTTGGCTATCGAAGCTCAGAACGGTGATTTGCTGGCAGCCAACCGAACGGCAGCCATTAAGCGAGAGCGTATAGAGGGCGCGATCGACACTACTTATGCCATAGCAGACGGCGAATCATTCACGCCAAGTTATCCCGCCGTAGATGCTCTGTTAAGTGATTTTCTATCTGGTGCCGGTGTTGGCTTTGCTATTAACTCATTCTCAAGGCGCGAATAATGACGACGATTGCTTTTGATGGGAAAACCCTAGCTGCTGATTCATTGGTTACTTATGACGGCATGCGCGTAGGCAATTCTGAAAAGATTGTAAAAGTTATTGGCGGCATGCTGGGCAGCGCGGGCAATTCAGAGGATGTTACGGCGGCAGAAGCATGGTTTAACGCCGGGCGCCCAGAACAGCGGCCTATATTAACCAGCTATATCGGGATTTTTATTCCTGATGATGGCAGCGTCCCGCAGGAATATAACGAAAGATTGGTCCAGATGGCATTGCCTACCAATTCCCCATGGGTAGCCGGAACCGGCAAATGTTTTGCGATGGCGGCTATGCTGGCAGGTAAAACAGCCCCAGAGGCCGTAGAGATTGCCATTAAGCTGGATATATATTCCGGCCCGCCGGTGCTATCTCATTGCCCACCGGCGCCCAAGCTTGGCGCGTTCCCTGATTCATCCCTGTTACCTGCAGAGTAATCGCCATGGATTACGAAGGAGCGCAGCGGCGCTTGATTGATGCGGTTAAACGCAATGGCATTACATACCCGCTAATTCGTGGGGGCGGCGTCAGCAATGAAGGCGGCGTAGAAATCGAAGTGCCAGAAGAAAAAATGGATATTAGAGGCGTGGTTATTGCTTACAAGCTGAGCGAAATAGACGGATCTCTAATCCAATCGGGAGATATTCAACTTATCGCTACACCTGAAAAAGAAATCCGTATAGGCGATCACATCGAAGTGGATGGCAAGCGCTACCGGGTGGAAAAGCCAAACCCAATTAAACCCGCCAACGTGCTGCTGGCTTATAAACCGCAGTTAAGGGCATGACATGGGCCTTAATAATCAGTTTAGAGATTCAATAAAGCTATTTGTTGAAGATTCGAAAGCCGACATGGAAGAAGTGGTGCGGCGCACTGGTATTAAAATTCTGGGGCGGCTGGTGGATATGTCGCCGGTGGGCAATCCAGAGACATGGGCGATTAACCAAACCGCTTCCCAATACAATCAGGCAGTTTACGAGGCCAACGAGGCCGCGAAGCAAGATCCAGCCAACCTAACGAAAACCGGGCGACTTAAAAAGAAAGCCCGTATTTCTGACAGCATGGATATTAAGGCACCGCCAGGCTATACCGGTGGGCGGTTCAAAGGGAACTGGCAGATTGGATTGGATCAAGAACCCAGCGGAGAAACAGGCCGCATAGACCCAAGCGGGGGCATGACAACGGCGCAAGGTAATGCAAATCTTGCCGGGTTTAAAGTTGGCATGAAGGCCATTTTCTTTGTAAATAACGTTCCCTATGCCTATGCATTAGAGGTAGAGGGGCATTCAAAGCAGGCACCCGAGGGCATGATCCGTATCGTTGCTAAAGATGTGCCAGCCATCGTACGTGAATCAATTCAAGAGGTTAAGCAATGAGAATTTCCGTGGATAGTGATGATCCGGGTAATGAAAATTTCCAGAGAATGGGATTAGCCAAAGTTTTTCTAGACGGCAAGGAAATAGATCGCGTTATGACCGCCGACGAAGAAGAAGGCTACATTGTGCGCCTTAAACTAAATGGAATGGGCATCCCTGAAATCGATCCAGAAACCCAACTATTTGCACTAGAAATGCTTTACGGGGTTGTGATTATTGAGCCGATCCCTATTCAGCCACCATCAGGAATAGGAATTGTGCATGACGACGCAGCGGATAACTCAACTATTTGAAACCAAGCTTGCCGTCGTTGCCAGTGCGCTAAATCTCAAAATTGCCATGGAGAACATCGTATTTGAGCCAGATAAAAATATTTATCTGCGTTCTCATATTTTGCCAGCGAGCACCGATGTTATCGATCTGGCTGGCACGATGAAGGTTTATAAAGGAGTTTTTCAGGTCGATATCGTCGCTCCTGCTGGCACTGGTAAGACAAAAGCAGGAAACATAGCCGATAGCATTATCGAGGCTTTCCCAAACAACCTAGAACTTTCAGAGCGCGAGTTTACGGTATGGATAGACGGCGAACCTAACCGCATGCGGGCTCTATCTGATTCAACGCGCTATTTGATCCCGGTGAGTATTGATTATCGGGCCAATACCATTACGGAGTAATTAGGTATGAAAGTGGCTATTGATTGTATCGAAATTGATGCTGCTATTGAAAAATTCTCTTATCTTCTCGAACTGGTAGGGCGCCTACCGGCTGGCATACTGTAAGACCCTAATTCTCCACCAGCACCAACAAATCCACTCAACCGCCAACAGGCGGTTTTTTATTACCTAAAATCGGAGAAAAACCCATGGGATTTGCATTACCTAATGGCGCACACGTTTACATCGCCAAGAAATATGGCGCCGTAACAAGCATTACCAGCGCCACCAATGCTCCAGAGACGGTCCTCACCATTGAAGGGCCAACCACTGCTAAGGTGGGAACCATCGTGCATATTAATTCTGGCTGGTCTGGGCTTGATGAATTAATCGCTCGCGTTAAAGCGGTTGATGAAAACGCAGTTACACTCGAAGGCATTAACACTTCCGATGTTGATAAATTCCCTGCGGGCGGTGCTGCAGGCACCATTCGAATTATAGAGGAATGGATCGAAATTTCGCAGATCACCGATGTGGCTAATGCTGGTGGTGAGCAACAGAATATTCAAATCCAATTTTTAGCAGATGATACCCAGCGAAACGTAAACACGTTTAAAAATGCGCGTTCTCAAACCTATACCATTGCACACGATTCTAGTTTGCCATTCTATCCAGTGTTAACGGCAGCGGATGAAACCCAAGATACCTTGGCCTCATATATGTTCGTACCCAAGGCAAAGGAAAATCGTTACTGGTCTTCGAAGGTTTCATTCAATGAAACGCCTAACACTGCGGTAAACGCTGTAGAAACCGTTACAGCTGTATTGAACCTTCAATCACCTGCGATGGTGTTCTATAAGCTAACCAGCGGTGCAGCTAAAGCTGAAGTGCAAAAGGGGGTTCCTACTGTGAAGGTGGCAGCGCCAAATAACGGATCAGCCTCGTAAAAGGCTCCACACCTAATAACCCGCTCCGGCGGGTTAATCTCTCAGAATTTGTTTCAAAAGGAATATGATAATGGCTACTGAATTTACGCTCATCCCTAACCCTACGTTTACTGCTATCGCGACCATTCCCCGCGCGGGCCTTGATGATGGCGAAATTAAATTTACATTTAAGCATCACACGCCTGTTGAAATTAAAGATAAGCTGCGCGATATGAAGGCTGAGGAAGCCAAAGCCAAGAAAAATAAAAAAGAAGAAGAGGACGAAGAAAAAACGCTTAATTATGATTTCGCGTCTGAGTACATTTTGTGGATTGCCGAAGGCTGGTCGCTGCCAGATGCATTTACCAAGGCCAATATTATTACGATGCTGCAAAACTATCCTCGCGCTTATGTCTCTATTACCGGCGCCTATAATGACGAACTGATCGCCTTTCGCGTAAAAAACTAATTGCGCTTGCTGAGGCCTACTACACGCCTGAAATTCCCATGGACAACGCTTTCGGCCTTAGCCCGGATGATTACGATGATGTGATCGTAGAGATATGGCCCGATACACTAACGCCGTTTAATGTCTTCGTTTCTATGGCAACACAATGGCGTACCGGCATGGGAGGGGCGAGCGGCCTAGATTACAACTGTTTGCCATGGGTTATGAAATTACAGGGTGTAGAGGACGAAGCAAGCGCGTTAAAAGATATCCGCATTATGGAAGCCGCCGCGCTTAGGATAATGCACAAAGATTAAGCCCCTCTATGGGGCTTTTTACATTCTGGGGGCAGCATGGCTGAAGAATTAGGCAAGATTGTTTTTAAGGCCGATACCAGTGATTTAGATCGCGGTGCTAATGCGCTTGATAAACTCGGCGAGGCGGGAGACAGGGCGGCAACCTCCGCTGATGCATTGAATGCATCTTTTGCGGATACCGCAGCCAGTAGTAAAAATCTAAATTCTGCTTTTGCTGCTGGGGCAGCCATTCGGGATGAAGTATCTCAGTCTTACCAAGGCACTACAAAAGAACTACAGGGATTGCAAAAGGAATTAGTCAGCATTCGGGCGAAAGTCGATCCTGTTGGTACTGCCTTTGATAATCTAGCGCAAATGTCTGACAAGCTTCAGGAGGGGTTGAAAAGAGGTCTGATAGACCCGTCAGATTACGCTTCTAGTATCCGTGGTGTGGACTCTTTAACAGAAGCGCTAGAAAAATCAGTATACGAAACTACAGCAGCAGGGCGAGCCGCTAAAGAGCTTGAGCAAACGGAAAAGGCAGCAGCGACTGCTAAAGAGAATTTTATTGCTAAGTTGCGCGAACAGTCCGAGATGCAGGGTAAGACAACCGCCGAAATATTGGAGTATAAAGCCGCTCAACTCGGCGCTACGGCAGAATCTGCGCCATTTATCGCAGCCCTTAAAGCGCAGGAAACCAACTTCAAAAAGGGTGCCATTTCTGCTGGGCAATACCGCCAGGCAATGCGTCAACTCCCTGCTCAGTTTACCGATATCATTACCTCCATTGCCTCTGGGATGCCGATTTATATGGTAGCCATCCAACAGGGCGGGCAAATTAAAGATTCATTCGGTGGCATAGGAAATGCCGCAAAAGCGATGATCGGCATGCTTAATCCTGTGAGTATTGGGATCGCTGCTGTTGTTGGCACTCTCGGCACTTTAGCCTATGGGCTTATACAGGGTGAAAAGGAAGCCAGCGAATTTAACAAACAGCTCGTATTAACGGGTAATTATGCCGGGGTAACGGCAGATCGACTTGCCGATATGGCTACCGACATCAGCAAAGAGTTAGGCACCACGGCTGGGGCTGCCAAAGCACTGGCGGCAACCGTCAGCACCGGAGCATTTAAGGGCGATCAGTTAAAATCTATTGCTACCGCCGCTGTAGCTATGCAGGAAGCAACCGGGCAGGCGATTGACAAAACGATAGGTAATTTTCAACGCTTAATGACAGAGCCTACAAAAGGATCAGTAGAGCTCAATAAGCAGCTTCATTATTTAACAGCAAGTACCTTTCAGCAGATATCGGCCCTTGAACAATCAGGGAACGTAACAGATGCAGCTCGCATTGCATCAGATGCCTATGCAGACGCATTGGCGAAGCGAGGGACAGAGGTTCAGGCAAATCTCGGCTATATTGAATCGGCATGGCATACCATAAAAGATGCCGCCGCCAGTGCTTGGGATGCGATGCTAGATGTTGGTAGGCAAGAGACAATCTCACCAGAAAAAGCATTAGGCGCTGCTCAGCAAAAGCTCAAGGGATTACAGGAAACGCTTAAAACTCTGCAGCAACCTACAGGGCCAAAGGGGGTTGCTAACTATTTGACCGGTGGCGGTGGATTCCAGTCAGAGCAAAGCCTGCAACAGAAACAAGATGCACAAGCCAGAATCGAATCGGTAAAAGCAGAAATCGTCGCTTTACAAAAAGGGATAGAACTGCGCAATGACCTAAACACCACCACGCAAAAAAGTAATGAGATAAACGATGCTGCCATTAAAGGACAGGAGTCTTTTAATAAATTCACTAAGGCTGGCACGACGAGCCTAGAAAAACGCAATCTGGCTTTTAAAGAGCTTGATAAAAGCGTAGCAGCATTGCGTGAGGCTAGTAGAACCGATCCGGCTATCAAAGTACCTACAGAGGCTGAAATAGCGAAAGCGCGAGCGGGTATTGAAAAGCTATATAAAGATCCAAAAATCGCCAAACCAAAGGCCGTTACTGTTACCGGTGGAGAAAAGGCTCTAGATTTAGCCGATCAGCAAACGCTAGCCCTTAAAGCTCAACTTAAGCTATTAGAGAGCCACAGCTATGCCGATGAGAAGATCAGCCAACAGCGCAAGGATTTGCTGAATACTGAGGCCCAGATAGAAGTATTAACAGCGGCAGCCAGTAAGCGAAAACTCACGACGAATGAGCAGTCATTATTAGCTTCGCAAAAAGCGCTAATTCCCAAAAAAGAAGAGTTGGCCGTTATCGGCGATCAAATATTAGCGCAGCAAAAATTAAACGATTTAGTGGATTATGGCGCTTCAATTGATAGAGCTACCGCCCAGATAGTTGGCAAGCGCGGTCTATCCGATCTTCAATCGCAGCGGGCCGACGAAGCCCAGCAGCTTTTAAATACCTTCATAAAAGCTGGCGGAGATCTGAACGATACTGAAAGCCAGTACACACAGCAGTATTTAATCAATTTGGATAAAATTGATAATAAATACAATGAAATTAAAGAATCTCAAATGGACTGGAGCGGCGGTATTAAAGCGAGTCTAGGCAATTGGCTAGATGATGCTGAAAATGTTGCTGACAGCACAGGGCAAGCTATGTCCTCTGTTTTAAACGGGGCAGTTTCAAATATTGCCGATGCACTAAATAACTCCAAATCAGATTGGCGAAGCTACACGGTTTCCATTCTGAAAATGATAGAAGAGATCATTCTTAAACTGACCATTGCAGCGACCGTTAAGGCGGGATTAGAAGCGGCAAAAGGTTCTAGTCTGGGGTGGCTCTCAAGTCTTGGCGGTGCTCTTGCTGGTGGAGCTAGTGGAGGCGGTTCCGCTGCTGCTGGTAGTGCTGGCGCAATGGGAATGCCCACTGATTGGGCTAGTTATGCAAAATTTAATACTGGTGGTTATACCGGCGCAGGCGACAAGTACGAGCCCGCAGGTATTGTTCACAAAGATGAATTTGTATTCAACAAAGAAGCCACTAATCGCATTGGGGTCGATAACCTCTATTCTTTGATGCGTGGTTATGCTGATGGAGGTCTAGTTGGTGGCCCCCGTAAGTCTCCAGTAGCGGGGCTTGGTGGGGGCAGTAGCAATTTCAATATTCAAACATCAGTATCAATCGATAACAGCGGTGGGCAACAACAGCAAACGGCGGCGCAGGGCGAGTTAATTGATAGTGTTATGCGCCAAAAAGTTATCGGCATCGTTTCCGAGCAGCTTGATAAAGCTATGCGTCAAAGTGGGCGTATAGCTTCATTTGTCCAATCAAAAGTTGGGAGATAATGGCAAACGCTCTACAGCTAATCGCTCCATTGTTATGTATCAAATTAACCCGCGCCTAGTGCGGGTTTTTGTATTTCAGGAGATTAAATGGCATTAGAGACTTTTAAATGGCGAACTCAGGGGCAGCCCGAGGGTACTTACGCACATCGAATACGCACTGCACAATTTGGTGATGGTTATAAACAAGTTGCTGGTGATGGTCTTAATCCAGAAACGCAGAGTTGGCCCCTTTCTTTTAGTGGTATTGAAAAAGATATGCTGCCGATACTTACTTTCATGCGTAAGCACACGCTTTCTTCTTTCATATGGACCCCGCCTTTTGGTGAGAAGGGTCTTTACCGTGTAGTCGCCGATTCCATCAGAGCTATGCCTATAGGCGGAAAGTCTATGACAATAGCCGCTATCTTTGAACAATCCTCTCAACCATAAAACGAGTAAATCTAATGGCAATTACAAACGATGTTCAAAAGCTTGAACCAGGTAATCGCATTCGGCTTATTGAAGTTGATGGCGATGATTTTGGTGCCGGTATTCTGCGTTTTCACAATTGTACTTTATTGCATTCACCTGCTGAGATTGAAGCCGCTGGTGGCAACGAGGGAAAGTTAAAAGCGAAATCGATATGGTGGCAAGGTAATGAATATGGTGCGTGGCCTTTTGAGATCACTGGTGTATCCGCATCGACCGATGGCAGTGCAGCGCAGCCAAAATTAAGCGTCGCTAATTTAGACGGTATGATCGGAGCTATTTGCCGGGAGTATCAGGATATGGTGAAAGCAAAAGTCAGCATTCACGATACATTTTCGCATTATCTCGATGCTAAAAACTTTCCTGAAGGCAACCCTGAAGCCGATCCACTCCAAGAGTTTCTACAGGTTTTCTATATTGATAGCCGCAGTGGTGAAACCTCAGAATCTATTGAGTTTACGCTTAGTAGCCCACTTGATTTACAGGGCTTACTCATCCCAACCAGACAAATTACATCGGTTTGTGAATGGGCAAGGCGGGGCCAATATCGGACGGGTGATGGTTGTGCATATGCAGGACAAAACGGCATGTTTACTCGAGAGGATGTACAAACTGATGATCCGAGTAAAGATGCTTGCCCAGGTTGGTTATCTTCTTGCAAGATGCGATTCGGTGAAACTGAACAATTAGATTTTGGTGGGTTTCCCGGTTCGGCACTGATCAGAAGGTAATGGTATGCGAGAAAAAACAAAAGCAGCCATCATGGCGCATGCCGAGCATGAGTACCCTTTAGAATGCTGCGGCGTTATCTGCCAGAAATCCCGAGTTGAAAAGTATTTCCCCTGCCGCAATATCCTGCCACCAGCTGATAAGAAAGAGAACGGTCCAGAGTTTGGTTTCATTCTATCCCCAGAGGATTACGCAGACGCTGAGGATTGGGGCGAGATTATCGCTATAGTACATAGTCATACCAATGCCACTACTCAGCCCAGTGAGCGTGATATGAATCTGTGCGATGTAACCAAGCTACCATGGGTCATTGCTTCATGGCCTGAAGGAGATATAAGAACGTTGAACCCACGCGGGGATCGGCCTTTAACTGGGCGCTGGTTTGATTTGGGATATGCTGATTGCTGGTCACTGATCTGCGATTATTTCCGACTAGAGCATGCCATTAGCTTGCACAATTACAGCGTTGATTATCATTGGTGGGAAAAAGAATACACCGATAATTTTTATCATGATAATTGGTATGAGTGCGGTTTTCGTGAGTTTGACGGGCCGACCAAAGAAGGCGATATGGTGATCATGCAGGTACAGGCAGACAGATGGAACCACGCCGGAATACTCGTAGGAAATAATATGCTGTTACATCACATGTACGGACAAATTAGCCAGAAAGTACCGTATGGCGGGTACTGGCGAGAGCGAACCATGAAAATCGTGCGTTATAAGGATCTGATGTAGTATTCTTTTAACACTTATTGCACTAAAAAGGGGCGACGGGGTGAAAAAAACAATCATTGTATTGACCATGCTGCTAGTGGGATGTTCAAGCGCTAAGGAAGTGCGGCAATCTCAGCCCGTATTAAGTGGAGAAACGCATAAATCAGTACAGAACTTTTCCGCGTGTGTATCTGAAGAATGGGGAGATATAGGGCTAAGTAATCCTCCTATAGCGTTGCCCATTGAGAGCGGCCAATCTATCCAGATATTAAACGAATGGGGAAAGCCTGCATTCATCCTTGATATTGAACATAGTGAAAATATTAATAAGTTTAAATATTACGTAAGCACTTACCGCTATGTAAACAGCTCTTTTAAAGAAGCTATATTAAAATGTAAATAAAACAGAGTTGATGAAAACCCGCTTCCCGAAGCGGGTTTTTTCGTTTGTGGGAGGTAGTTTTATGAATCAACAAAAAACTGTAATTCGCCTGGGTGGTCCAATGATCGGGCTTTTTGGGAAGTATCACCACCGGCTGTTAGAAACTACGGCCCCGCAGGAAGCAATTAAAGCTCTCTCTTTAACCTTACCCGGCTTTGAACAATATTTAAACACTGCAAAGGTGCGCGGGCTGGCCTTCGCTGTTTTTGTGGGTAAGCGTAATATTGGTAAAGATGATTTATCCATTGGTGCTGGTGGTAGCGAAATTAGAATCATGCCAATCATCATTGGGAGTAAGCGTGGTGGTGTTTTTCAAACAATATTAGGCGCAGCCTTAATCGCTGCTGCATTTTTCGCCCCTGCAGCATGGGCGGCTGCCGTTCCATATTTATACAGTGCGGGTGCATCTCTTGCATTGGGTGGCGTAATACAACTGCTGACGCCACAAATGCCGGGCTTAGGGATGCGGCAAGACCCAGATAATAAGCCTTCTTATGCCTTTGGTGGCCCAGTTAACAGCACGGCGCAAGGCAATCCAGTTGGTGTCCTCTATACACAAGACAATAATAGAGAAATTGGTGGTGCGATAATCTCAGCAGGTATCTACACCGAAGATCAGCAATAAAAATCCTTCAAGTTTCATAAGGTCGCCTTTGGGCGGCCTTTTTTCTTTATGGAGCACAACGCATGCAGATGATCCACGGTAAGAAGGGCGGCGGCGGAAGTGGGCATAAGCCACGGGAAACGCCAGATAATGCGCAATCAACTGCCTATGCAAAAATATTGCTAGCGTTAGCCGAGGGTGAGCTAGGCCCAACATTAGACGGAAGAAATATTTTTCTAGATGGCACACCAGTACTCAATCAGGACGGCAGCACTAATTTTGAGGGGCTTAAATACGAATATCGATCTGGCACACAGGCGCAGGATTACATCCAGGGCATGCCGGATACTCAAAACGAAATCACGATAAATACGCCGTTGAAAAATTCTCAGCCTTGGACTCGCGCTATTAATAATACGCAGCTTTCTGCCGTTCGTGTGCGCTTGGGATTTCCTATGCTGCAAGAGCAAAAGGATAATGGCGATACTGTTGGTTATCGGATCACTTATGAAATTGATCTCGCAACTAATGGTGGTCCGTTCGAAAAGGTTTTATCTGCCGCAGTAGATGCAAAATTTACCACGCTTTACGAGCGCAGCCATCGCATAGACTTGCCAAAATCTCCAACGGGGTGGCAGATACGCATTCGCCGCACATCTGCAGATACCACATCAAACAGGATTAACAGCCTTTCCAATGTCGAGGCAATCGCAGAAATCATTGATGCGAAATTGCGCTACCCAAACACAGCTTTACTGTATGTAGAATTTGACGCATCACAATTTCAAAACATTCCAAAAATTAGTTGTCGCCCCGATGGGCGTTATATTCGAGTGCCGGATAATTACGATCCGCAAACGCGCACCTATAGCGGAAACTGGGAAGGTGCTTTTAAATTCGCCATAAGCAACAATCCGGCATGGGTACTTTTTGATCTCATTATTGAAAAGCGTTTTGGCCTTGGTCAGCGTCTTAATATTACCCAGGTTGATAAATGGGAACTATACCGAATCGCTCAATATTGCGATCAGATGATTTCTAACGGGCGTGGTGGATTGGAGCCGCGCTTTTTATGTGATGTTTATATTCAATCACAGCAAGAAGCCTTTACCGTTCTGCGAGATTTCGCAAGCATATTTCGTGGCATGATGTCATGGACCAATAACAAGCTAGTTATATTGTCAGATATGCCTCGAGATGTGGATTATAGCTTTTCTCGCGCAAGCCTAGTCGGTGATCCGATTTATTCCGGCGGTAGCCAAAAAAACCGCTATTCCACAGCCATGGTGAGCTGGTCCAATCCGCTTAATGGTTATCAGGATGAAGTAGAGCCCGTTTTCGATGCAGATTTAGTTTTTCGCTATGGCATAAATGAAACGCAGATCACTGCTATCGGTTGTACCCGTCAGACAGAATCACAGCGCCGTGGGAATTATATTCTGTTAACTAACAGCAAGGATGAGGCTGTTAGTTTCACTCCTGGGCTTGATGGGGCTTTACCCCCTCCGGGTAGCATTGTCAGCTTACCAGATGAAAGACGCGCTGGGCGGCCTATAGGTGGGCGCATATCTAAAGTAAACGGGCGTAATGTCACCCTAGACCGTATACCCGGCGGCAAAGCTGGCGACCGGCTGCAGGTTAATTTGCCTTCTGGTGTGATGCAATCGCGAACCATTGAAGCTATCAATGATAGAACAGTCACTGTATCTCTGGCTTATGGCGAATTACCCGAAGCCGAAGCGGTGTGGGGTATCGATGCTGACGATCTGGCTATTAAGCTTTGGCGGGTAATTGGTGTTTCTGAGAATCAAAACAATACGTATGCTGTTCAGGGCATCGAGTATGATCCTAATAAGTTTTTACGTATTGATACTGGCGTCAAAATTGATAGCCCACCAACCAGTGTTATACCTCCAGGTGTTCAAGCCCCGCCAACCAATATTACGATCACAAGTTTTTCAGCTATTAATCAAGGGCTCGCCGTTACGACGATGCATGCTGCTTGGGATGTTACTCAAAATGCTATCGCCTATGAGGCGCAGTGGAAAAAGGATAACGGCAACTGGATAACCGCGCCACGCAGCTCTACAGCAGGTTTTGATATAAGCGGTATTTACGCTGGGCGATACCTTGTGCGTGTCCGGGCCATTAATGCAAGCGAAGTATCATCCGTATGGGCTACATCCATGGAAACGGAGCTTAAGGGCAAAGAGGGGAAACCGCCGCAACCGATAGGATTTAAGGCCGAAGGCGTGTTTATGGCAATTGATCTTTCTTGGAGTTTCCCAGCCGATGCGGGTGATACGCTTAAAACGGAGATACAGAGGAACACTATAAATAGTGAAGAGGGCGCGATATTACTATCAGATATCCCTTATCCACAAAAAATCTACCAGCATGGGCCTATGGCGGCGGGAGCAGAGGTATTTTATCGTGCGCGGCTGGTGGATAGGAGCGGGAACCAAGGCGATTGGATAGAGTGGATAAAAGGCGTATCGAGCACCGATTTGAGTTTAATAGAGGAAATTATTAAACAAGCGATTCAAGAATCACCAGCGTTTGGGGATATCAATCAAAATATAGTAGAAACGAATAAACAGCTTGAGAATATGGCGGAGGAATCAATATCTAACTCGACAGCATCAATTATAAACTCTTTAACTATTGATGCAGACTCTAAGCGCTGGCGTAAAGAAAACGGGGATCGAAAAGCAGAAATTACAGTAACGAGAGAGGCTATCGCTACTGAAACAGAAGCCCGTGCAACGCAGGTGATAGAACTTAAAACTGAAACAGAAAAGACAAACGCGAGTTTAGCGAAGCTCTCCCAAACTGTTTCTGATAATGAGAGTTCAACTGCTACAGATATCACCAATTTAAATGCTAAGACGGATAAAACTGATGCATCCCTGAGTTCATTAAGCCAAACCGTTGCGGATGGCGACAAAGCATTATCCCAGCAAATCACCCAGCTAAATTC